TCTGTAAACAATAAAAGGATAAACAATGGCTAAGAAAAAAGAAAAAGAAACTCAGAAAGTTGTTATCAATGATGTTGAGTATAAACCTGAAGACTTCACAGAAGAACAAGCAATGCTTGTAAATCATGTGGCTGACCTAGATAGAAAGATTGCAGGTTCCCAATTCAATCTAGACCAGTTGACTGGTGGAAGAGAATTCTTTATGAAGAAATTAGAGGAGGCTCTTGAAGATAATGGTGAAGAAGCAGAAGTGGTCGAGTAGCACAAGCTACAACATCAAGGTGCATTATGTTTTCGTGGAAAAACAGTAAACTTGAGCATCAGATGATTACAGGGTACATCCTGTTTTTATTGGTTATTCTTGTAATGACCTTATTTACAGGATGTGACTCTGGTTGGTCTGTGTGTGGATGGGAGGTGAAGTGAGTGGAAAACCAGATACCGCTAGAAGTTATCGCGCTACCGTTCTTGATGACAATGCCATTGTTAGCATTAATCTCAAATGGCTTGCACAGGGATGCGTTCTTGTCGCAGCTTTGGTTTATGGTTATTGGAGAGTTGAAACAAGGATTATTGACCTTGAAAAAAAGGTTTCTGAGGCGGATATTCAAATAGCAGAATTAGTTGAAAAACATATTGCTGAAGAGCAAAAAAGGTTTGCTGAATTAGAAGAAGAATTAAACTGGTATCAAAAAGAATTAAACCTAAACCCATTTAATTGGGGAAAGAAAAAGAAGAAGAAATAATGGATTTTATGGCATTATATGGCGAAGCTGGAATGATAGGCGTTGTTGGGGCAATGTTTGTATATTTAGTTGTGTCTTTATCAAATAAGTCAGCGCAACAACAAGAGACACTTGAAAAACTTAAAGTTGAAAATAGAGGTCAAAGTGAAACTCTCGAAAATACAGAGGGAATGATTATTAAATTAATTACCAGATGGAATCAATCTGATGATAAACTAGATAGAAAATTTGACGCACTAACTAAAGAAATAAACGACCTTGATAATCAAGTATCAGAATTAAAAGGCTCAATGAGCAGAATAAATGGAAGGCACTAATGGATAGCTTAAAAGTAACAGGGATGACAACAAGTTTAGGATTTGTATATTGGACAGATTTACTTTCTGGTATATTAATGTGCGTAATGTTTTCGGTACAGATTTATTATTTATATTTAAAAACAAAGAAAATAAAGGAGCTATAATGCTAGTTAAAATGATTGCAGATGAATTACTATCTGATAAAACAAAAGATGAAATAATCTCTGAATTGAATGCTCATATTGACATTCCAATTATCAGTGAAAAAACAGAGAAAGCCATACTTGAAGCCTTGTGGAAAGTGATTAAAGGTGTGTTGATGAAAAGGTTAGGTGTATAATGTTATCAATATTATTAACTATAATGCTTGTTGAGATAGACAGTACACAGATCAAGTCAACAACAAATCCTACATATAATGCAATGGCGTTCAATATGGAGGATGTAAAAAAGAAAAAGAAAAAGAAAGGTAAGAAACTTGGAGAAAAAGGCAAAAAGAAGAAGAAAGGTTTCTGGTCTAAAATGTTTGGGGCTAAATAATGCCTAAAGAAAAAAAAGAAGTTAAAAAGAATGGTTCAAAACCAGATGTTGTCCAGATACTAACTATAATATCTGATGAATTAGAAGAACTTAAGCGTAAAGTCTCTAAAATAAGTGGTAGAATGGGAATGAAATAATGCCAAAGCAGATTATTGAGATTAATCCTTTTCATGGAGGTCTAAATAATAACTCTGACCCTAGAGATATAAGCATAGACCAACTTTCAGAAGCTACAGATATAATGGTTGATGAAGTTGGAATTGTTCGTATGATGGGAGGCAATGCTAGCGCTGGGCCTGGAAATAGAACTGCTACTATATCAAGTGGTTATGGATTGTTTACTTTTCCACATGACAGATTAGGAGGTGAAACATCTGGTTCTAATCAAGCTGATTCTGGGGATTATTACATTGCATTTGCAAATCCAGCAACAACAGCTGATATAATGATATGCGACCAAGATAATAATTGGAGCAACACAGGCGCAAATGCTCCTATAAAAGTAGGTGATGGTAGCAGCACGACTGGATTAAAGGCAACATATTATTATTCTGATGGAGATTTAAGAGTTGGGGACGCTGGGTTTGCATCTGATAAAATTCCTAAATGGTATGGATATATAGATAGGTATTTTTTTGGAAATTCATCTTCTGGATATACTAAAGGGGGAAATCTCAATAGGAGTGATTATTATGTTGATAAATGGTATACTGATGAAGCTTATCCTAAAAGCATTGCACCTAGAGGAGTTTTAGCATACAGGCTTAATAGTAATGCAGTTACAGACCATAAACCAACATCTGATAATCCCGTAACTATAGATTTTGATGGAAGATGCCTTAAATATACAAGTGGAATTACAGATGGAGCTGCATCCTTAGATAATGATGCTTATGGATGTAAAGTTGATATAACAGGTAATGATACTATAACAGCTGATGACCCAGCTAATCCTAAATTCACAAATTTTATAGCTATTGGAGATAGAATAACATTTGGATATTTAATTCAGCACGCTGATAATGGAAAAGTTTTTACAGTTTCTAATGTAACCGATACAGTTATAACCGTTGAAGAGTCAATAGCAAATAACAGTAATGACCATTGTGTTATTTACAACTTATCTAGAAGCGTTTGGTTCGACAAGGACAATCAAGACTTTGAAATTGCAATGACAACTTTATATGACGATTCTAAGCAAGAATCTGCTTTGTATAAAATTGGAACTATATGGTCTGGATATGTATCGGCAGGTGGAAGCACTGTTGATGAAACATCTTCGGTTTTAAGTCCGAAGCATTTTGTAAATAGAGATTCAAATAGCAATACCTCAGTTCCGACTACTGGAGAATTAACTGGATTTGGAAAATTAAAAATTGATTTTCAATGTTATTCAACTGATGATGCTTCTGCTGGGTTACATACATTGCATCCAAGAGTTTCTGGATTTAAAGTTTATATGAGAAGGACTGGGGATTCTGTTATGACATCTGATTGGTATTTACAAGCTGAGATTGATGTTACAAAGGGAAATAGATGGTTTAATAAAGGTGAATATGGTCAATGGAAGACTGCTATGCACAGTGCTACTGAAGCCCCTTATTGTGATGGTGAGTATATTGAAAATATGAGACAAATTGAAACATATGATAGCGAAACTGGATTTGACGCTGAAAATCAACATGTTGGATTTGATTCCGATGGGACTGGTTATAAAACAGCCGTTGTTGCTAATAGAAGAGTTTACGCTGGTAATTGTAAAATAAAAGATGAAACTGGAGTAATTAAACATATACCAGATGGTATATTAAAATCCCCAGTTAATGCTATGGATTCATTTACTTTTGACCAAAGAGTTGAAGCTTCTACAAATGATGGAGATGAAATAGTAAAACTTGAAGAGTACGCTGATAGATTATTAGAATTTAAAAAAGAAAAAATGACCATTATAAACATATCTCAAAGCGTAGAATTTGTAGAAGATGTTTTTCACTATAAAGGAATTAGTAGTCCGTCTTCTGTTGCTAAGACTGATTACGGAATAGTATGGGCAAACTCGAAAGGTTGTTATCTATATGATGGTAAACAAGTAACTAATCTTTTAGAGCAAAAAAATATTCAAGTTATTAAAGAATCAACTTGGTCTAGCTTTGTTAAAAACCCAATGGTTGGTTATATACCTTCAAAAAGACAAGTTATAGTAGTGGATGATAATTCTACTCTTAAAAATGGAGCTATATATTTATACGACATGGTTACAAATTCTTGGGTTCAAGGAAGTAGTGGAACTATTCAAGACAAGGATAAAACCAATTTTGTTACAAATCAAGATGGAGAATTAATGTATGCGTATGATAATAGTGGAACTGTTTCTTTTCAGAAATGGGATGATACATCAGCTGCTGGAAATTTAAAATTCGCAACTAAGGATATGACATTTGGACAACCGGGTCAAAGAAAAAAATTGCATAAGGTATATTTAACGTACAAGGGAGATGGTAGTGGGATAACTGTAAAATACGCTGTTGATGGCGAATCAGATTCGGGAAGTTATAAGCAATTTAATAGTGATGATACTCCCTTATTAGATAAAAGTGGTGTAACTGATTGGACTTTAGCAGAATTAAAACCAACAACAGCTTCTGATTCAAATAGTATTTATAGTACTAGAGTTTTATTAGAAGGTTCTAGTATTCCATCGGATTTTAAAATAAATGATATTAATATAGTATTTAGGATGAAAAACGTAAAATGACAAGAGAAGAAAGAATTGCCTTACATACAAAGGAACCTCGAAAGAATGTAAAAAAGGGATTTCCAAGAAAAAAAGATTTAAAAGATGGAGTCGCTGAAGTTAGAAAAACGCCTCAAGGACTTATTGAATATGTTAAACACAACAATGTTTTGTATAAAAAACAGTTAGATAAAGCGTAACATTAGCATTAACTTTGTATAATATGGAAAATAGTATATAACATGTCTGGTTACGGAACAGGAAGAGCAGCTGGAGTCGCTAAAGGGAAGGCTAAAGGAGCTAGAATAAAAGCTCATAGTGTTTGGGATGAACTTGATTTTATAACAAAAGATTCTCAACAAAACTTGCAAACAATTACAGACAGGTCAGATACTTTAATGACAGCTCTTCAAACAGTGCAATTAATGGATATGGATAAGAAATCAGAAATATCTCATGAAGAAGATTTAAAAATGGTTTCAGAGCATTACGCTAAAGAAGATTGGGAATTAACTAAAGATGTTGATAATAGAAATTGGTTTCAGAGATTGTTTGGCAAAAGGCCGGGGTATACATTTACTTCTGGTGGGTATGAAATGAAAAAATCATATGCAGATATAACTTTAAAAGCCAATGAATTAAAAGGTATGAATATGATGGAAGAAGCCACTGTTAAAGAAAGTGATAATATAATTGGCCCATTACCATCTGACAGTGAAAATAAAAGAAAACATAACCTCGAGATTAAAACTAAACCAGTTAACACTAAACGAGCTAAGAATCCCCCACCCACTCCAGATGCGGATGATTTAGAAATTGATTGGGATAATATGGAAAATTGGGACTGGGATAGTTTATGGAAAAAAGAAACGAAAACTATACAGAAAAAGAAATCTAAAGCAAATCCGAACTATGTATCACCATATAATCTTGGAAGCAAAGGAGGTTAGTTATGGCTACAATGGCGGATAATCATTTATCAAGTCTAGCTAAGAAAGGTATTGGAGGAGATACTGAACTTGCTCATATTAACAAAGAAGAAAAACAAGTATTGTTAGCTATGGGAGGCTCTGGAACTATTAATCCAAATACTGGTCTTAAGCAATACGCTGGTGGCACATTAGCTGCGGCTGCTGGGATGGCAACGACATTAAATCCTTATATTGCGGCAGCTGGTCTTGCGTTAACTGCCGCTAGTATGTTTACTGGAGGTAAAGAGAAGGAAAGAGCTGCTCGAGCTAAGATTAAAGAAGCTGAAGCTGGTATAAGAGAGTTAGACAGAGCTGGTGAAGCTGCTGGCCAAGCTTTAATAGCTGGAAGAAATCAAGTTGATGAAGAATTTAGATTAGGAACTACATCTATAGCTGGGGACACAGAAGCTGCTTCAAAAAAAGCAAAGGCATCTATTGATAATGTTACTGAAAATGTAGATATGTCTTACAGTGGAACTATTCAGCATCAAGAAAGTGAAATGACTTCAGATATTCAAAGAAAAAATAGAGAGTCAACTCAAGGACTTATTGCTAAGACTGGAGCTAAGATGGGAGCTCTTATAGGGGAGCATGAAGCTGAGATGTCCAGAATAAAAGCAGAAAAAGAAAAATTACAATCCGTTATTGATTTAAATAAAAAACAAGAAAAATCTTGGTATTTAGGTAAGTACATTGGAAAAGCTTATGAGAAAACTGGAACTGTCGGAGCAGCATCATTGTCTTATGTTTATGGTAAAGATAAAGGTTGGTTTTAATAATGGCTGCTGAAGCTCTAAAAGCATTAAATAGTATAATTGCTTATCAGCAACAATCTGAAAAGCAACAATTACAACAATCTTTAGCATTGTTGCAATTTGCTCAAGCAAAAAGAGCTAATGATATATCAATATTTGAAAAACAAATTTCATACGCTGATAAATCAAATAAGCAAATGACTTTAGATGCAGCTGACCAATTTCTAAGGTCTTCTGGATTGCAGTATATTGCTGATATAACTCCAACTGGATTAGATGACCCTGACGAAATTAAAGAAAGCTTAACAGATTTATCTGAAATGCTTTATAAAAAAAGAAAGGGATTTGTGGGTAAAGACTCAGCTTTTACACCAGAGAAAGCAAGTGAAATAGCTTCTGCTATATGGGCTTGGAAAAATGCTCAAGAACCAAGAGGTATAATAAACCTAGCAACTCAATTAGATAGAACTGTAACTAGCCTAGCTAATGATGGCAATGTAAGCAAATCAGATAGAAAGAATTTTCTTGCTTATAAGGCAATAGGAAGTCCAGATATTAAAGAAGCTTCTAGGTTGGCGACTAGAACTGAACAAGCACAAAGAGACATCCTCAAAGAAATGATTCAATTTTCTCAAGGAGATACAGAAATTCAAAGTGATTTTGGACTATTATCACCAGAAGTTGTTGAGGAATTTCAATCTAGTCAACAAAATATAGTTAGTCCTCAGTTTGATTTAGATGCATTGGCAAATCTTATTTTAAAAGACCTGTCTGAAGATACGAAAGAAAGCGCATTTAATTTAAACTACACCCCTCCTAAAAATAAATTTTTATTAAGACAGGTAAATTATCTACCTCAAGAAACTCAGCAGGCAGAAGCAGAAAGATTAAAATCGATAACAGCTGAGCAAGATTCATTAAGTTTATTAATGAATGAAGCTATTGAGGAAAGAGACGAGTTATTATCTCAACATACAGACTTAAAAGAAGAAAGAGATAAACAAAATAAAATATTTAAATACCATAGAGAAATGGGCAATGATAAAGAATGGAAAGAAGCTCTTCAAAAGATGAGAGCTTTAGATATGGAACTTGGTAAAAAGTCTGGATATTCAAATGTTGATTCTCCAGCTCATGAAGCTGAAGCTTATAGATTAGCTAATACATGGGGTAGAAACTGGGTCGGTGCTCCGCAAGCAGAATCATATTCAAAATCACACACTAATAAAGTTTTTGAACTTAAAGAAGCTATTCAAGCATTGGAAAGAGAAAGAACTAAGTTTCTCTAATTAAATTATTTTGGCAGACAATCTTACATTAAGGCTACAAGAAGAGCTGCGGAGAAGAGGTACTGCGGTTGACACAGCTACTATAAATAATATATTAAGAAAGAATAATATTTCTTTACCATCCTCTCCCTCTGCTCCATCTTCTCCTACGCCTGTACAAGACAATTTATCTAGAGAAGAAAGTTTATGGGAATCAGTTGGTACTGATGCTTTGCCAGATTGGTATGAACCTTCAGCTACTGGTTCTAAAGCTGATGGCGGGGTATTAAATGCATTAGGAGCTGGATTATGGAGTTTTGCTGATACTGCTGCATTTGGGGTACCGGGAACCCTAGTAGATGAAGAAGATTATTTAGACTTTGAAGACCCACTCGCAAAATGGCTTGGAGCTTTTGGGGGATTTGCAGGTTTTGTAACTGGAGCTCCTATGAGAATTGGTGCGAAAATTCTTCAAAAGGGAGCCTCTGCTTATTTAAAAACTGGATTAGCTCCAACTAAATTGCAAAATCGTGGACTAGAAACAGTTCTTAAAGAAACGAAAAAGATTGGATTAGATGGTGGGTTATCTAGAAAAGCAGTAAGAGATTTAAATAAGAATTATAGTAATATAGTTAAGAAAGCTCAAATTGATGAAACTCTACAAGCTGAGAAATTTGGTGAAGCTGTTACTAATTGGGCGGATAATTATATTGCAATGGCAGCTGTTAGAGGGGCTCCTTTAAGCACAACTCAAGCAAACGCAGTAAGACAAATGTTTTCTGGTAGCGCATTAACTAGGCCATTACAAGATTTTAAAGGTATAGCTAGAGCTATGTATGGAGATACGAGATACGCTAGGTGGCTAGGACATACAGTGAATGATGTTGTTATGTTCTCCTTTATTGATGGTGCTATGGAAGGAGTTCAAGCTGGGTTAGTCGAAGGTCATAAATATGACTGGACAAGGTTAATGTGGGGAGGTATAAACGGGTTGGCTTTCTCAACATTGAGTATATTAAATCCTTCTGGTAAAGCTTCTAAATTCTTCCAAGATTTTAAAATTGGGGTTAAGGCTGCTTTTAGTAATAAAAATCCATATGCTAAAATGGACAGAACGCAATTAGCTAGAACATCAAGATTTATAGGTGAGTCTTTAGAAAGAAATGGTCATTTATTGGACGATGGAGGTGAAGCAGTATTGGGTACTAGAGAAGCTGGTAAAAAAGGATTTTCAACTGTTAAAGTAAGAGGTAAAAATGTTAATCTTACTTCTGGAGGTAGTACAGTTGTAGGCGAGACGGGAACTTCATATACTTTAAAAGAGTGGGAAAGACACTTTCCAGATAATACAGAAGAAGTAATGATGGAATTTCTAAATCAGAAAAGAAAATGGTTTGGAAGGCAAATGATGAAATGGGCTAGAAGGGAAGAAGTTGAAAATTTAATGCAAGTCTGGCCTAGGATGATTGCTGGTGGTTTGCTATTTAATACACATTCTTTTTATGAAATGTATGCTCATGACCAAGAATTTGATTTTGCTCATGATATATTGCCTCATTTTCTAATTGGGGCTTATGTACAGAGATATTCAAATCCTTCTAAGTTCGACTTAAATGATGCTCAAATGAAAGCTTTGAGAACAAATTTAAATACTCTTGGAATGAATCCAAGTCAATTAAACTCTGTTCCAAGCTTAGCTGAAAAGCCAAGTGAGTTTGAAAATTTCTTTAATAGGCAAGATGGAAAATATAAAAAGGTATTAGATTTAGCTGAAAAAGAAGGTATAATATCTGACGATTATAATGTTGTATCTAAATCACTTGGGAAAAAAGAAAGTAGTGTTGGTCTAGCAAATAATAGAAATGCAGATTTTGAAATTATTTATCAATATTTAAATGGGAGAAGAGCTTATACAAAAGGGTTAGATAATATATCTGTTGATTCAGCTCGTAGAATTGTTGATGCTTTTAAAGAATCTAATCCAGCTGTTAATTTAAAAAGCAATGAGTCTTGGGTGAAAATGTTAGATGTAGAGTCTTTAAAAATGACTGAAAACCTAGAATCTAAATTTGAAGATATATTGCATACCTTAAAAGGCGTTAAGTTCACTAAAGATGGAAGGGAATATGAAATAACAACCAAAGATGATTTACTTAGAGTTCCAGAAATGATTACTATGAGTAATGAATTAATAGATTCTGTTTTAAAGGGAGATAGTAAATGGATAAAAGGAGAGAATGGTAGGGAAAAATTACAATCCCTAGAAGATGCTTTCGACAGTTTAAGGTCTGTTATAACAATGGCTGGGCCAAATGCATTAGCTAGAGTAAAATACGATAAAATAAATAGTGTTGTTGAGGTATCTGATTTAAATACTGCAAAAAAGATATATGAAACTATAAGGCATGAAGAGGGAATGATAAACAATATGTTCTCTAGCAAGTCTGAAGGGTCTTCTAGTTTCTCATTTGCAAATAATATGCATGAATATGCGTACTTATTTATGAGAAATCATAACATAAGATTTAGTAAAAAAGTTGTTGAAATATTCAAGCCAGAGTTTAAGGATAAACAAACAATACAAAGATTATTTAAAGAAACTGGAATTGCTGAATTTAGAGATGCAACTGGTGAAATATTATTAGTTGAAAGCGTTGACCAAATACAATTTGAAAAACCAAGAGCTAAGTTAGAAAATGTTGATAAAGAAATAGAATTAAATGCTGATAGGAAAAGATTTTTAGGTAGAATCTTAGCAATTCAATCAATGGTTGGTGGATATAAATTTACACAAAATAAACAAGTAAATATTGACCCAGCTAAAGTTGATTTACTAAGAAATAAGTTATCTGAGTTGGGATACAATGAATCTACGATGCCAATGTGGCTTCATAAAAAAATAGTAGATTTTGCAATTAGAGATAAGATAGAAAAAACAGAATTAAACGTAGAGGATGTTGACTCTATTGTTAGGCTTTCTGAATTAGGAATGGCTAAAACATCTGTTGATGTAACTGGGAAAGATGCAGCTGGGTGGAGAATAAGGCTATTACAAGAAGATATTGCTTTTAATGAAGGTCTTACGACTGGAATGAGCAAACAAGATATAGCGGAATATAATGCTAGGGTAAGGGATATTATTGATAGGTCTGGAGGACTTATAAGTGAATACAAAGATAGAGCTAGGGTAACCAATAATCAAATGCTTGTGGAAATGCTAGATGCTTTGCCAATGACAGATTCAGCTGAACATCCAACGTCAGCTAGGGTAAAAGTTGTTGAATTTTTAAATTTAGTAGGGTCTTCAAATATTCCAAACTCAGGAAGATTTCAAAATTTATCACAAGTGTTTTTAGCGGATGGAGGGACAAAAGCTCAAATGAGATATCAAAGATGGCTTGTTCAGCATGGAATAATGAAGTTATCTGGTGAAACTCGTGATTGGGAAATAGATTTAAAGAAATTTAATGAAGAAATTCAACATAAAATTGGCAGGCAAATAGGATTTTTTGGAGTCACTCCTCAATATGCAGAAAGAGTTCATGAAACATTTAAAAAGAATGCTAGAGATAGAGAATCTTTAGATTCTGGCGAAGCTGATTCAACTCCATTAATTAGCGTTCAAGAATTTTTTAAAAAATATAGAATCGGAGATAGAAATAACGACCAATCCCAAGAAAGCATGGAAAAACAAACTGAAAGTCTAGACCTTTGGTTTAAGGAAAATGATGCAGTTTCTGTGGCTATAACAAATACAGTTAATAGATTGAAAGACCAAATATATGTTCAAGCTAATGATGGAAGAAATTGGGTGAATTTGTTTGAAATAAGAACAAACAGAAGAAATAAGGTTGAAAGTGAATTAGTTCAAGAGTTGACATATATAATTGGAAGCAGAAGGAATCAAGAAAGAGTAAATCTTATAAAGTTTAATAATGGGAAACTTGAATATGACAGTGAAACTCAACAAAAAACTAGATTTCACGAACTTTTAGAAAATATTGGTATAGACAGTTGGTGGGAGATAGACCCAAATGCTCCAGCTTATATTCTTTCAAAGGACGGAACAAGAATAGAAAGGCATATTATTAATATATTTGAAGGAGATTCAAACAATCTACCTAAATATGTAGCAGACCGTTCTATGAGAATGAAAGATTTAATGGATTCTCACTTATCAACCGTTGAAAAAGTAGATACTCAAGACGTTGGTCTTGGTATGATGCGTGTTCAGATTCTTCCCAATTTACCTCCAATAGCAATTCCAATTAATCAAACTTCAAAGTTAGTAGAGCCTTTCAGGGAATTTGTTAAAAGATATGATACAGTAGATAGCAAAGTAAATAAATCAGTAGTATCAAAAATGAAAAAGTTATTAGCTGATATGGAAAATGGAGAAATCACTGATGTCAAATTGAGAGGAGTTGATTATGAAGATATTCTTAGGTTCCTTACATTGGAAAATAAACTGACAGGTTCTGATGGTAACGGTTTATTTATTGACCTTCTTAATAGCGCTGATTCTGGATGGAATTGGAATAAGATATTAGCTAGGGGGAAATTATTCAATACAAAGAAATTTGTAAGATTTGATAAGGATTTTATATTTGATGTTGCTAACTCTCAAAAAAGTTTAGGAAATGAACAGAATTTTGAATTACTAAGAAAAAGAATTCAGAAAGGGACTTGGGATGTAGCTCTCTGGAACGATGTTCAGATGGCTGATGTATTAAAAGAAGTAGATACATACATGAAGAATAAAGGGCTTGATAAGCAATGGGACAGTAGAAATATACTAGGTGATGCTCATATGGATGTTAGTGCTTTTGATAGTATTGCTTATGTAAGTAGAGAAGCCTTTAGAGAAATGCAAATGCTTATTGGGTATCATCCAGAAAATATGAACCCAATTAAGCCAGTTATAAGCTCAGGTGGCCCAAATTCACCATTGTTATTAGGTAAGACATTATTTGTTCATTCTCCAGAATTAAATGACTTTTTTAATAGAGACCATTTTGGAAATGGAAGAAAAATTGACATATTATTATCACAAAGTGGAGCTAAAGCATACAACCCAATCATAGAAGGTGGTAAGGATGTAACTCTTGTTAATGATGTGGTCTGGTCTGGACTAAAGAGTCATAATATAGCAGATAGCAGAGCAGTTAGAAGACTTTCCATTGAAAGCATTGGATTTAAACCAGAGAAACAACACAATATTGAAAGAAAAGAATCTCTACCTACTGCTAAAAAATCTCACGCAGATACAAATTATATGACCCCAGAGGAACATGATAGGTATTTCGCAGATGAGATAGCAAAGCCTTTACAAAAAAGACTTAGAGATGCAGCTAGTCAGCTTTCTGAACCTATACAAACTAGGCAATGGATGCTCAATGAACTTGGTGATGAAGCTTTTATTGGTATGCAAGGAACAGAATCCACAAACACATTAAATGGAATATACTATTTCAGTGCATTAACTCCAGATGCTAATCCAGCTTCATATAGTAAGAACTTAGTTAAAAATAAAATAATGAGTTCCTATATAGACCCCTTAATGAATAATAAAAGAGCTGTTATCAATCAATTTATGCCTGGCTCATCTGAAAGATATGGTGGTCAGGCTTCTTTAGTACAGGCTCCTATTGGTTTTGATAATAATATTACTAGGCTTAGACCAACTACTGTTACCAACTCTGGACAAATGCTAACAAGGGGTGAAGTATCTCTTCCCGCATACGAAGCTGATATGAGTTTTTCTGGATTAATGCAAAAAGGTATGGAATTTAGATTGGTAAATAATTCCAAGGTTTATAATAAAAAAGAAATAAGAGACTTAATAAATGAATTAGCGGCAAAGGAAGGCATGAAGAATGAGTATGATAATATGATTTCTTTAGACTATACACTTGGTCAATGGCATGAGTATATACAATATTTAGGGGCAAGAAATAATATGCCAGATTTACAAATTGGCATTATTGTTAGGAGAAACCCAAGAACTAGACCTAACGACATGGCATTAATGGGATTAAAAGGATTTATGGGTAAGGAGTATGGAACGTCAATGATGGTTAACAGTTTAGACGTTGTTAATGTTTTTGAAGGTGATTATGATGCAGATAAAGCTGATTACTTTTTTGCTGAAAAAAGAAATATGTATGACCATATTCAAAGAACTTCTCAGTATTGGGTTCAGGGAATAGACCCTTCCAATCTAATGGGAAAAGATAAGTATAGCTTTGATTTAAACTCCACTGATTCTCATAATTGGATTGCTGAATATGATGCAAACTCAAAGTTGTTCAATAAAAGTATTGGATTAGTCCAAAAAGTACCTAGAATGCTTAATTACTTAGGAAGCTTAGGTGGTGTAGATAAAACATTAGAGGGTACTAGATATGAAAATAATAAAATTCTTTATAAATACAGAGACAGGGAAGGAGTAGAGCATAAACTTGTAATGGATTATGATAATTTAGATTTTCATCAAAATTCTGCATTACAAACTCAATATATTATTGACGGAAATGGACAAATAAATAAAGATATTGCTAGAAACATTAGGACTTGGAGAAGTGATTTCTTATTTCCAGCTATTGATAAATCTATTGAACCGGGTGAAATGAAAGGACAGGAGATAGGTTTCAATAATAATATGAGTAGGAATGGTAATTCAAATGGCAATAGAATAAGAATTTTTAAGAAACTTTCAAAAGTAGATGGTGAGTGGAGCGAAATAGACGACATGAGCAGACTTGACAAAGCTATTGTTACTGAAATGATGAACCAATATGGTAAGATATTGCAAGGAGCTAGCGATACTGTTTATGAAAAAAGCGGAGAAGGTAGAAAAGCAACTTATGATGATGCTATGAATGCTTTTGAAGGTTTTCATATGTTTAATTCTGACATGACAAAAAGTCTATATTATAAATTAAGAAATAGAACGATACCTGAGTCTGGGAAAGATAAATGGTGGAGTGATGCTCAATTTAAAGACATGTTCAAACCTAAGCCAGTTGGGGAAGGTAAAGATAAGTATTTTATACATGGAGGAACTTCCATATTTATGGAGACCTTTAATAACAATGCTAGGCAAATAGCAGCTGGTGAAAGAGGCTCTCAAATTGAAAGAGTTCTAGCTCATTTATATGATAAAAACTTATTTGGAGATGCTGATTCTAGACTTAGAACTCTAACTGGAAGCGAGAGAAGATACATAGATGAATGGTATCATGAATTAACATCAGATATGGATATGACACCTAGAGAAGCTTCTAAGCAATCAGAAAGACTTATTGACAATATCAAAACTGTTGCATTTGATATAAATAGAAAAATGGACGTTATAAAGGACTTGAAAAAGAAGATTGTTAAAATTAGTGCAAACCAGCAAATGGGTTGGAAGAAAAAACAATCATCCATAGATAAAATTAATAATATTATACAATCTATAGAATCAGAACTTCAAGGGTGGTTAAGTAAAAAATATTTAAAAGGTAGAAAGTCTAAAGACTTAGAAAAAATAGAATTTGTTGATGTTGATAATATAAACATGAAAGAAGGTGCTATTTATTGGTACACTATCGATAATATAAAAAGAATGATGCCGTTGATAAATGGAAGTGACAACTGGGGATTGGATGGAAGAGCATTAGAGTCTCTTAAAGAAATAAAGTCAATGAGAAAACTTTTCTATGGGAATCAAACCAATTTATCTGAGATGATTAAATATGGTGGAAGGCAATTATTAAGTCCAGAACAAAGAAAGTTCTTAGAACAATTTCCAGATATGAATACATATAATGAAATTGAAACAGATTTTATACATAGACAAGTAACTAAGCATGGGTTTAAATGGCTTTGGGCTTTTATGGAGCCTTCAATAAATAAAAGAAGGATTGGAGTAAAAGATGGTCAACCTGTGCCAGTTCCTTTTCAAGCTACTGAAATGTACGACCCTTCAAGTAGGTATAGAGCTGGTTTAAGGTTTTTAACAACTATGGCTCAGGGTAAAAGAATTAGGAAAGACGACATGGGATTTGAAGTTCCTATTACACACGATGAAGCTGAGGTTGCTCAAAGGGCATTGTCCTATATTCAAATGACTCAAGCTCATTTTGAAAGATTTATGAATAATAAATTTAATATGAGAAGTTTAATATCTGAAAATATTGGAGAAGAATATATATTTGGAGATGTAGCAACTAAAAAAGCAACTTACGCTGCAATAAGACTTCCAAATTTTCACAAAGATTTTGAATCAAGGTTTGGTGATTTTGGAACTATAGAATGGAATAAAACAAATGAAAGAATTGATTCTGGAATGAGAATGTTAAATGACCATAATTTTGAATTCTATAGGCAACTTATGAAAGCAGCTGGGAAAGAAGGTGAATTTGATACATATATAGAAAGAATGACAGAGCTTGAAAATATTATGATGGGCAATGAGATAATAAATCCTATTCAATACATGGAAGCTAGAAGAGCTATGGATGTAGATGTTAAAAACATTGCTCAAGAAGTTTTAACTAAAGGTATTGGTGAAGCTGGAGAAGTTTCTGGTACAGAAATTCATAGAAAACTAAAAAATAATCCAATATATGCTTTAATGGGTGGTAGTAATTTTTTCAAGAATTTATCATTAGAACCTGTTGTTTCTCATATGTTTAAACTAAATGAAGTAGCTGGAAGGTCTAAACTTATTGAGAATGTAAATAGAAATATTAAAGTTAATGAAAGCGAGGATGAAACTTTTAGGAGAATGAAAGAAGAACTTGTTGAGATAACAACTAAGTGCGGGTAGGAAATGGCAACAGAATGTAATTTATTAAATCCTCATTATAAAGAATTGTTAAGCACAGTTGAAGCATGGTCTAAAGACCCAAGAACAAATAAAAATTTAAAAAATCCACTAGCGGCTGCTTTTAGATTGGCTGAAAGAGACTTCTTGATGAATATGGAGCATTTGAAATACGATATAAACAAAGAGGTTTTAACGAAAGGTAGACTTAGAGGATTTAAAAACACTCTAAATACGTTAAATGACAGGATAGAGTCTGGCAAACTTGGAACTGATTTTGGAACTTATTTCTGGCAAACTTCCCATTATGGAAGGAGAGACCCTGTTATTGGTTCTTATTTAAAGGATATGCAACAATCTAGTTTTTTCTTTAGAAAAAATGAATTAAGAGATAGAAATAGATTCAAGTCTGTTGTTAATTTTTTAAGAGAAGACGCTGGAGTTCAAGGTCTTCGTGGAAGATTTAGTTATCATATGGCTCAAAGAGAGTTAAAAAAACTTGATGATTTACTAGCTAAGTCTATTGTCGAGAATGATGACGCATCGCATTCAAGAATCCAATCGCAGATAAATAAAATATTAAAAAAAGGTGAGCTTAAATCTTTTGGTGATTTCTTAGAGATAATAGAAAAGCAAATGCCTCTAGCTGTTAAAGCAAAATATGATGTAGAGTTAGCTAGAGCTAAAAATGGGAATAGTAAGTCTAAAAAACTAATAGAAAAAGTAAATGAAGGCAAAGCCACTATTAGATTAACTGATACTGAAATTGCAAATGTACTAAAGGATATCGATGGAACGCCATTAAAAGAAAGACCTAATATGTACAAAGCTATTGTTGAATACGATAATATGATGTCTGGATTATTTAGCAGTTTAAGATTGGGAGTTGGTAAGAGGATAGATTCTATTGTAGATAGGATGGAAATAAATGGAGATATAGAAGGAAGTAAAAAACTTAAATTAGTTAAAAAGTCTTTAGAAGAAAAATTAATGCCTAAATACGAAGGACAAGGATTTTTTCCTCATTATGTAAGAGACCTAAGTGCTGATTTTTTACACAACTTAATGCCACACTTAGACAATCTTCAAACATCTGTTAATCCATACTTAAGAAAGAAAACTAAAACAATAGACCAAGCTGTTAATGATTTAAATCTTTATATAACTAATCATGCAAGGCCAAAGGCTCAGGATGTTGATTTAAATTATAGTAAGCATTTTTTAAGTGTTGTAAGTAACTATATAAAAGATATTAATAGATTTAATTATGCGTCTCATGTAGATGCTCATTTTATAAATGCTTTAAGTTCCGTTGAGAACATATATAAAACAACTGGACATACTAAAGGATATGCATCTAATATAGTAGATTTTGTAACAGATTTACATTATGCGGCTAATGGAACATCTAATGTCAGTCCTAAGATGAGGTCTCTTATGAGAACTATGCTTGGATTGGAATTTGTGTCTAAGATTGGTATTAATCCTAGGTCAGCTGCTAGAAATGCTACTCAAAGATTTTTAGATTATGTTGAGTGGGGGCCTCTTCAAATTAAAACTATGAATGAGGAACTTCAAAATTTATCTTTCAAAAGAAAGGGTAAGGATGTTAATCAAGAAACATATATTGAGGGAATATTAAAAGACGCTGGTTTATTATTTGATGAAATTTCACCAGAGTTATTAGAAAGTGGAGTGATTGGAGAATCTTCTTTATTCACTGCTAGAAGTTGGAATGAATCTAAAGGAAAGTATGAGTTTCAAAAGAAAGGAGCTTTGGATAAGTTTGCTGATTGGACATCTGTTCTAGCGGCTAAAAGCTCGACTCTTCATAGAGCAGCTGAAAATTCAAATAGAAAACATACATTTAAAATTGCATTTGCTCAGATGCATAAATGGTTAAATGACAATCCTCAATACGCTCAAGTATTAAGAAATAGATTAGGCGATAAATATTCAGACGATGCTTTAAGAGCTTCTGTTATGAAAATATCATCTAATTATGCAAAGAATATGGTTGTTTTAAATCATTTTGATTATGCTGATTATGCAAAGTCTAAAGCATTTAGAGGAAACGTAGGAAGATTTCTATTTCAATTTCAACATTATAGCATGGAGTTCTTAGAAAGGAACATAAAAATATTAAGAGAAGCTAAAGATGATATTTTATCTGGTGAGATACTACCATTTGGAGGGGATGCTAGGGGTTTAGAAAAAGCAGCTAGAATGTCAATGATATACTTTCTAGCTCCAGTAGTTGCTTCAGCTATGACTGGTTTAGAGTTTGGTAATTTAGTAGAACATGACACTGCTCAAAGAATACAACAATTTGCAACAGTATTTGGAGGTGATGAAGAGGAGATGCAAAAGGCTTTTTATGGTAAAGGCCCTGTTCTTGCAACTTTTGGTGGCCCACTTGTTTCTGATGTAATTGATATTGCTAAGATGATGGACGTTGGTGAATATTTAGAATTTGTAAACTTAGATGATGATTCAGCATTAACTCTTATGCTAGGTATGCAAGAATATGATTTAAATACTCATAGCACAGACCTTTCAAAAAAATTAAGGCTTATGAATAGTTTTCTTGGAAGAGCTATTGAAAGACATTACCCTCAAATTGTTAAAGGTAATTTAGGTTGGGCTGTTCAACAAGAACTTGGATTATATCCGACTAAAGAAGCTAAAGAAATTCAAAAAACTGCTAAGAAAATTCGTAAAAGAGTATTACCGACTGCAGTGGAAAGAAGCCTTAGAAAACTTGAGGAAGGAAAGCTGGGCAATTGAAAGTAAGTTGGAGAACCCAGCTTATAGCTCAAATACCTTCCTCTAGCATGTTAATATAAGGAGCTTATGCTAATTTCCAATTCCAATCCTTTCTTCAAAGTATGGTAAAGTTTCCTTACATAAAAATTCTAGTTCCTTAAGAACTTTAACCATTAATATAAACTTATCTTCGTTGTTACTTTCGTTTATTAGTTTTAAAGCTGCTAAATTTACTTCTAAAGCTGATTCTAATGCTTTAAATGCGTTCATTTTCATTCTCCCTTTTGTCGTACAGTCCGTACATTGTTATTAATATAGCATCTGCATTGTATAGTGTAACTTTTTTATCTGTATAATGTGAGGCTATTTCTTTTAGTTGTCTTTTCCTGCTGGGTTTATCTTTAGGTAATTTAATACCAAGTTTCTCTTGCCAATACTTCATCCACTTTTGTGGAGTAACGAAGGTTGTCTCTATTTGGTATGCTCCCAGAATACCTATCCATTTTCCATAATTAGTGCCAAATTTAAATATTGAACTCCTTCCGTCATGTGGCATAGCGTGTACTTTTTCTAAATATGCATACACATCTTCACTATGACCAAGAAATGATTCGACTATTTCAGCCATTGTTTCCACGTTTTGTGGACATTTATATGATGTTATTCCCTTTCTCCAACAAGCTATTGCTCCACCTTGGCCTGGGTCTATTCCTATTATTGTCATTGAGCATCCTTCCTATATGAGTATTTATGAGGACTTTTTACATATTTTCTTTTATATGTAGGTCTCTCATATTTACTGCTAATTACCTCACCATCAAATACTTTTATTATATATTCAAGTATAGGTGTACTTTCATATGGTGTACATTTGTACTTATTGCAGCCTTTGTCTATTACATCAGAAGGGATTGCTTTGGGTGTCTCTTCATTACCAGTTAAGAGGAACCAATAGCATTTACGAGAAACCTCGTAGAAACACCCGTAGCAACTTCTATGCAATATTATCTTTCTCCGCCATTGTAGAGTTCATATAGAACTTACATCTTCCACCATTGAACCCAACCATGTGAGTACCTATCTTTCCGTATCTACTTTTAGCGACTATAATCTCACTTTTGTATGGATTAAACTTATCGCTATCAAAGTTATGTCCATAGAATACGAACATAGCAGACTCAGCAGTTTGTTCTATTACACCTGACTCTGCATAATCACTCATGCGAGGTCTAGGGTCTAGTCTCTTTTCAATCTCTCTATTTAATTGAGATACTAATATAGCAGAACAATTCTCTTGCTTACATATCCATTTATACTCTTGCATTATCTTTTCAATCTCAAATCTTCTTCCTTCTTTAATGCCATCTACTTGTATCAACTGTATATAATCATCAATGACTACATCTGGTTTATGTTTAGCAATTTCTCTTAGGCAATCATCAAGGCTTCTTACATTGTCATACATAAGAAACTCTTTATAGTTACCTTTCAATCTATCTGATACAGATTCAAATTCAACCTTACTATTTTCATTAAGGTCATTTCGTCTTATATCTCCGTATTTAAGAGAACTTGATTCCATTACTGCCATTTTCTTTAACATCTCTGTATTGCTCATTTCTCGATTGAATAGCATTACTCTGTATCCTTGTTCAATCAATCCTTTTACAATATTAATTACTAGAGTTGTTTTACCATGACCGGGTCTACCGCCTAATACAGTTAATTCCTTTCTAGTCATTCCACCTGCAAATGTATCAAGATGTCCGAGATTAAATGGTATCAGATTTGTATCTTCTTCTACAGTCGCTTTCATCTCTTCAACCAACACTTCAATGTCTCTTATTTTAGAGGGTTGAACATGTCTTAATTCCTCGATTAACTTGCTATGTTTTTCTAGAATACTACCTACTTCTTTGTAGTCTTCATAACTAGCATCAAGTAAAGCTTGAGCTGACTTAGCAGTCTCTCTTTGTATGTATCTTTCCCATACTATTTTAGCATAGTTTTCTACATTTGCAAGAGATATAAACGCTTCTGGTAACCCACTTATATAGTATGCTTTACTATCACCTGTCATATCTTTCATCTTTTCAGATAGAGTAACAAAGTCTATATCTACGCCATCTTTATATAATTCAGACATAGCCTTCCATATATCTTGATTTTCTGTAGTATAGAAAGCATTATTATCTCTTATCCAAGCCATAGCAATCTCTTGCTCTCTCTCACCGCCTTCCAATATACAACCTAATAAAGCTTCTTCAGCTTCAGATGCGGACGGCATTTTCTTCACTTCTTTTGCCATTTTAGCTCCTATTGTTCAAATAAACCAACTTGATTTGCTGGTTCATAATTTATTATTAAGTATTCCTTACGTTCCTTTTTCTTTGCTTCATCTGTTGCGCCTGCGTATTTAAGGTCTATAGTTCTTACATCATAATCCTTATATAATTCTGCAACTCTTTCTTCATGGTCATAACTAATCATGAATTTTCCACCGCTTTCGTGTATCTTATCTACTTTTTCTTTCAATCTTAAATGGTCATCAGCATTGAAATTATGTTGATAATACTTATTACCCTTTTCATGGGCAACGAAATATGGTGGGTCTAGATACCAAAAGTCTCCCTCTCTTGGGTTGTATCTATCTACTAGTTCAGCAAAGTCTAGGTTCTCTATTGTACTACCTCCTAGTTTTTCTCTTGAGTATTTAAACTCTTCTTCCCAGTTTTTATTCCAATCTTTTATCATAGACATAGGTGTATGAATTAATTTGTTAAAGCTATGACGAATACAATAGAAATACTTGGCGGCTCTCAAAGGGTCAGGTATCTCTATCTCTCTTTTTTCTTGTACCTCAACCTTAAAATCTAAGAATAATTTTCTAGATTTGGGAAGCCAATTTAGAGTATCTACTAATTCATCAAGCTTATATATCACACACATATATAAATTGACAATGTTGTTATCTTTATCATTTAGTACGTTCCATTCTGCTTTATTCTTTCTGAAGAACATTGACAAACCTCCAGAGAATACTTCAAAATACCTATCATGTGGGGGTATGAGAGGAACAAATCTCTTGCTCAACTCATACTTCCCACCATAATAAGGTATCACGATTGGACAGTCGTACCAATCAAGCGACGGCAACCTTAGCCTCTTTGGAAGCCCAACGTTTAATTGTAGGATACAACTTACCTTCAATCGCATGTGTAGACTGACTATTTCTATTCATGTGGTGACTTAATACGTTAGTACCTACATTGAATAAATCCCAAAATGATTTAGGTTTATTTGCTATTAAAGCCTGAGTAACCATTTCATTTGCTTGAAGTGGAAACATCTTTAAGAAGTCAACAATATGCTTGTCTTTGAAATCAGTATCTATTAAAACAGGGAACTCATCTTTCATAACAAGTTTTGTTTTCTCAACTGTTTCAGAAACAATATCACCTATATCATCTAATGATACATTTGCTTTGATATGTTTGTTCTTATACTTTGATACTACTACACCTATAACAGCTCCATTAGAACATATAAGTCTAAATGCACCTGCTATTATATTGACACCTAAGGAACCATCGTAACTATTTCCAATTACAATCTCAGGAGTCATTTCATCATTCTTTCCTATCTTAACAAGATTCTTTGGGAAAGACCAACTTGTATGAAGTTTTTGTCCATCTCCGAATACTCTTACCTCTTTAATCTTTCCGCCATTCGCTTTAATAAGTGGTTCCGCAGTCTTTAAAAGTGTTTCATTCTTAACCAATTTATAATCATTGGTCATACAACTAAGAACTTTATTGTTGTCTTCTCTTACTATGAATTTATACCCAGTATCAGCTCCAACTCTAATATCGCCTTTCTCTTCTATCATCATAGCTGGCACTTCTTTAACTGGAAACATTGCATTTTGTAACATTTATCTCTCCTTTTCTATTATTTCTTTTATCCATTTATTAGCCATAGATATTATCATTGATGTCATGAAAATAGCTACAGCCCATATACATACACCAAGTCCTAGTATTAAGAAATTGGCTATCCATTCTGCTATGTCAAACATAATCATTCCTCTTCTTCTCCTTTGTAAACAGGTGGGACTGAACCCAACCGTTTTCTCTCGTTTTCTTTTATTGCCTTAATGTTCTTCCCTCTATTCAGAGCAATAGTCCTAAGATAAGGGAATCCTTTTCCATTTAGATACCATTTACCTTGATAGTATTGCTCTATTGCATATTCCATTACGTTATCATCCACATCTTTCGTTCCAACTAAGAATTGATAATAGTTGAAATGAGTTTCTGAGGGAACTTCTCTCATTATAATGGTTGCAATTTTTGTTAATAGTGTCCCAGTTCTCTTGCTCTTTGACTTGAGAATCTTATTCATCTGAACTGCATAGTTCTTACTCCCCTTCAGATTGTAGCCGCAAGCTGGACACTTGTTCATCCTTTACCTCCTTCTGCATTTCATCATGAATTTCATTCAATTTATCATATGCAGGATTATCTTTATTATCTCTCATTTCGTTGTGAGCTTTTAAAAATTCAGTGGCAAGTCCTTTACCAACAAATTCTATTAACTCTTTTTCGTTACCAGTCTCACATAGGTAACTTATCCATGACATTTTTCCCATTTGTATCTCCTTTACATTTATCGCATTTTTCTTTTACTTTACCATATGAAGGAAAATCCTCATAATGGCGAATTTCTCTAGATTTTTTAGTGAAGTTGTTTATAATAATAATTTCCCAACATCTTCTACATTCAATGCAGTATTTAACTCTAGTATCTGCATTTTTAGCATCTTTAACTCTTCTTTGAAGAGCATTGGATGTTAGCACATCATTTAACTTCCTACCTCTCATTTATTTCTCTCATTAGTTCTTCGCCTTCTTGTATCTGAGCTTCATTAAATTCATCTGCGGTTGTAGGCTCTCCATCTTCTATTGAAAAGTAATTATGTATTATTGTTCTTACTTTAGATAGTTTTGTTGTGTCAGATATTTCTTCCCAAGAAAGAACATCTAGTATATGTTCTAACGCCTTGTTCTTATCATCTAACATTTTTTCAATTTCCAACACATACCTATTTAATTCTTTTATTTGTTCTGTCATTTTACTCTCCTATTACTTTGACTTCAGTTGATTCTGACCATCTTTGGTCTCCTAAATAAAAAGCTCTTTCATTTATAGGGTGATGGTCTGCTCTTAATACAATTACTTGAGTTGCACAGCCAGTATGCTCTACAACAATAGCTCTTAACCCTGAACTAGTATCAACTAATTCACCAACAGAAACATCCTTTAAGTATTTATAACCTTTAGCAGGCTTCCATTGTGGTTTATCAATCATCGCAGCTTTTGCAAGCTTGCGGGCTATTCCTATTTGCCTTTTCCTTTTCGTTTCTGGTTTCAAGTTCTTTCTCTCCTTTAATTATATCTTCTTTTATTTTAACAAAGTCCTTTCTTATTCTTTTATACATTTTCGCTTCATCCCATTTCTGGAAATGTTCAGCTGATTGTTCTGAAAAAACTAGAGCGATTATAGCCCACTCTATTTCAGATTTAGTTAATTTAATTAATGCAGTTGATTCGTTCATTATCTCTCCTTAAAAATTTGAGGGTAGCCTTCTTGGGAGAACGAAGGGAGAGACGAGAGAGAGATGTATATATTATCTAGCTACCCTCGCCTCTAATTTACTCTATTGTATATTACAATAAAAAACCCTTTTTTCTCTTATTTAGAAGGGGACATCATCATCCATCTCTTCTTGAGATAGGACATCTCCATCCTCCCACTTAGTAACAGTGTTGACTTTGAATGTAGCACGTTTCTCTTGTTGGTCTACTGGTAAATCACGAGTTTCCTTAGTGACATATTCTTGTCTCTTAGTTGTGACATATACTGGTTGACCTACAACATCCTCATCTTCAATAAGAACTAACTTCTTGATTCCTTTGTCATCTTCACATTTGATGCCAAGATTCTCAAGCAAAGCAAAGTATCTTTGGTTCTTACTAGCTGATGATGTATCCGTAAAGACAAAGAATCCATTATCATATAGAATTTTATCTTTTAGATGCGTACAACTGACCTCTTGTTGAGAACCTCCACCATTAAAAACTGGTATCTTTTCTCCAGAGCTATCTCTTTTGTACTCATATCCATCCATTTCCCATAGTTTCTGTTTAACATCTACTACCTCAGGCGCTACTTTGTATGTCATATTTACAACAATAGCCTCACCCGCTCTAGTTGCAACTTCTTTAGTAGTTAAAGATGTTACATGAGCTGGGTAAGTACCTTCCTCAGTTGGAATCCATTGTTGTGAAGGGTCATATACTGCACCTTTTATTGTCTTAGCCATTATTACTCCTATTTAGTGTTTTTAGTTGTTGTGTATTTGTCTAATAGTTTTTGATATTCAGCGGTGAACTCTTCCATTTTCTTTGATGGTTTACATCCTTTAGCTCCTCTGAAATATAGACTTGGTTCAACGAACTTGCCATCTGCAGTTTTCATAAATCGTTTGATTTTAGTTCTGTCTTTAGCAACTACGTTTAACTTTTCCATTTCAGCAAGAGCCTTCTTTGAAAGAACTCCGCTCTTTACGAGTTTCTCGGTATTTTCTTTTGAGATTTTACCCATTTGTTTGTTCTCCTTTTCCCAAGTCCTCTGGTTGAGGTAGTGGGATTTCTTCTATTGTAAATGTATGAAATGATGGATTAACTGTTAAGGATGTATTCTCTTCAGTTTTAAATACCATCATAGGTTTGCCATTCAGAAGCTTAGTTCCTTTATAAACCACTCTTCTAAATTCTTTTCCATCGTTAGTGCCTATTGTATAACACTCTTCTTCAGTTAGAAGAGCATCATCATAACTACTGTTCAGATTTCGCATTTATTTTTTCCCTTTCTCTCTCTAGTTTTAATAGCGATGAATTGTAATTTGCAGTATTTATTGCCTGTTCTTTGATTAAATCGTGTATCTGTTCTATTCTTTCTTCGCTTATATCTCCAGCTACTACAAGAATATCATTTGCTTGTTCATCAGTTAATGATAAATCTTCAACCTGATTACGATATACATCATCTGCAATATTTAGGTACATATTAAATGCTTTCTTAATACAATCTGTATTAGCAGCTTTAACATCATTACCTATGTCTACAAATTCATTAGTGCCACGTTTCTTTTGTATCCTATGTGCAGCTACCATATCAGCCTTTCTCCATAATCCTTCATCATACCAAGTTAATCGACCTTGTACAACGTACGCTTCGCTTCCTAGTACCTCAGTCTTTTCTATCGTCCAAGACCAGCCTGGAAATTCTTTATCTGCAACATCTCTCATGTAAGAGAATTCCACATAATCCAAACCCATCTTTTTCTTAATGAATGGCTTAGGCGTCTTCAGTCTAGATACCTTTTTATGTTTGTTAGTTATTGCCTTTCTTACGGCATCGGTAGCTTGTAGCATTTGCTCGTCAACTACCATTACCTCATTTTTATTGCTCATTATTACTCCTTATCTTTTTTTGTCTGCTAATGTACTAGGGCAGATACTATAAAATTGACAATATCTACATTCCCAGTCTTGCATAGGAACGCCATAAGATACTTGAGGTACAAGTTCATCTTCAAAAGATTTACCCATATCTTCTTTCATCTCATGTATTTCTATCCAATATTCCAAAGCTTTGTCTATCCACTCTGGAGACACCAGCTGTTCTCTCATTTGTGATGTATTTTTATTATACCACACGAGATACATATTAATTCTATCTGGACTATACTTATGTCTTACTCCCAAAGCATAAGTACCTAATTGAAGTTTGTAATTTAAATCAGAATCAGCAACCCTATTTTGCTTTCTACCAAATTTAGTAGTCCACTTATAAGCAGCTGCAGTTTTTAAATCATAAAGATTGAATTCTTCTGTGTCATTTATCTTATCAGTTATCATCTCACCTGCGTCAAATGTACCAGATACTTCTAACTGTTCTAATTTAATTTTCTCTTCAATATGAATACTTTTAGTGATTGGAGCATCTTTAGATTGCATACCTGCTAATGTATCTTGGTATGATGACAATGCTTTTTCAACATCACTATGTACTATAGTCCCAAGCCTTAGTATTCTATATGAACCACCATCTTTTTCATCAGTTGGGTAATCATAGTATGAATACATTTGTTTTCTTAAACAACTGCCTGCAGATGACGCATGGAACACGTTCTTATCTCTCTCTCTGAGTGATTCTTGCTGTTTAAGGTATGTGTTATATATTTGCTCTATATCCATTTTTCTCTCCCAAAATGTATCGTAAATTTAATAATATCAAGGTTTACAGTCAATCGAAATATAGCTGGCGTTGAGGCTCTGGGTAGACTTACACAACTACCAGCTTATATTCCGTGCTCGGGTTAAGCAATTTTAACAAATACTAAAACCACCTGACTGTTCACAGAAGTTAGCAAATTGCAATGCAATCTCCGCATCAAATGGATATTGTTTAGCAAAGCTTTCTACTTTTCCTTCTCCTTTACAGCTGTTGCACTCTCCCTGAACTATTTCATCGTTCCTTTGTCCAGTCCCATTACATATTGTGCATTTTTCTTTATCTAAACCTTCCAGATAAGCCTCTCTTTCTATCTGATGTTTAAGTGTGTCTCCATTCTTATGTAATGTTTTTAATCTATTAGCAATTTCCATAGCTTTTTCATTATCTATCTCATGTCCATCATTATATGTGCCTTTTTCCATATCTTCTTCAGTTAGTATATCATCACATACATGACATACATAATCCCATAATGGTCTCCACCACCATACATTTGCTCTAAAGTAATCACCGGGGTTTTCTTCACTCCATTTTTCATGAGCTTCAAAATACTCTACAGAAGCACCTTCTACCTTTTCCATTTCTTTCCATTGTACCCAACCATCTTCATTATACCATTTTGTTATAGCCTCAGGCTTAGGTGTATTTTCTTGTGGATTTAATCCACTTAAGTCAAATCCCATCCTTTTCTCCCTTTTTTAATCTAATAGTTCATCCAATACTTCATTTATTGTTTCATTTAATATGTCTACTTTTTCTTCTATTCTGTGAAGTCTCCATAAATGACTAATCTGCAATGCTAACATCATAAGCATTGTGAATTCCCAATATGGAAAATACTCTGTGCTAAATAAAACTTCCCAATAATATCTCATGATTGTCTCCATTTATTTCTACGTTTTTCAGCATCTTCTTTAGTCATATACATTAATGGAACATCTGATAAACCGGGTTCTCTTCCCCATTCATCAACTAACACATAATTTTCTTCTTCATATTTTTTAAATGAATATTCAGCAAACTTAGTGCCATATTTAGGATGTGTAATCATTCTTGTATAAACATGTCTATCTTTTCTTATTTCCCATATTATATGTGCTAATCTAAAACATCCAAACCTTTCTAAGGCTTCAATAGGTGTAATAGAATTGCCTTCTTCCATAAACTCTAATACTCTTTGTTTTTGTGTTTTCTTTTTCATTGGACTAGGCATTGTTTTCCTCCCATTCTAGTTTAATGTTGTAATCATTTGCTACTTTGTTTAATAATATCCTTGTATAATATCTAGCATCAGACCTCATATCCTCAATGAAACCTTCTGTGAATAGATACTCAATAGCATCCATACATTCTTTTCTAGTTACTATATTAAGCATTTTCTCTTTACTCTTCTTCATTGTATTCCTTTTTATAACTTTTCATCCATTCAGATAAATATCTTCTAGCCATTTGCTTAGTGCATTCAAAGTCCGATTGAATAAAAGCAACTGCTCCAAACATATTTGTCTTACCAGATTCTCTCAGTTCTTCTAAATATAGGAATACCTCATTCTTATTTTGATTGAACTCTTCATCTTCTAGTAATGCTTGCGTGTCTCTTTCTATGTCATCCATATTTTTTTCCTTTTCCCGCTCATGTAGGACGCACAGATGCATGGACGCCCCACATTGCGAGATTATCGGGGATATGTCTTTAGGCGCCAACCCTTGTACTCTTTCATTCGTTATCCAATTCTATTACGAACTGGTTAATCGAAAAAAGGTGACATTATCTCCGAATTTTCTTAACTCCTGGCTTTCTATCATCTGGCATAATCTTGAGCCTACCTGAAGGGAAAGTAACTACTGTCACCCTCCCTTCTGTATAGACATCAAGGATTAAGTCTGGGATGCTAGACTTTAGTTCCTTAATAGTGACCACTAATCCTCCTCTAAGAATCTTACTTTGTCTCTAGAGTTATGATTATACATCTTCTGGAGTTCCTTTAGAAACAATCTCCAATTAGGACAGTTAACTACAGTCCTTGCTAGGTAATCAAGTTTCTTCATAAACCTTGAATGGTCATATTCTGGATGTTTATACATAATCCAATAAGCATGCAAGAAGGCTGACTTCTTAGCAAACTTTAAGTAATCATATATACCAGCTTTTTCATCTGTTCCATTAATAGCTTCTTCAAATGAATTAGCTCTATCCCAGTTGTTGCATTCAAGATTACCAGTAGTGAACTGAAGTTTTTCATATCTCCATTTACCACCTTGTAATATCATCTGACACATTGTAACTGGAAACCCACTTCTATTAACATATCCTGAGAATGCCTTATAGTGAGTTTTACCTTGTACACAATACATATGCAAGAAATCAGATAATGTCCATGGTGTAGTCTCTGAAGTAGCTTCAGCTATATCATTTAAGTGAATATTATCATCCACTATATAATATATTGGCCTACCAAGTTGTTGACCAACTGTAAACCTATGCTGACCATCTATTATTCCTAGACCAGTTCCATCGCAACTTGCATATCTCTCTTTACTAACTTCTTTAGAGTTACACAATATAGGCTTAGTCTTGAATATAAATGGCTTATCTTTCATCTTCTTCTCCAATGAGATAAGCTTTGTAGGCTTAATAGGCCTATTTTCCAATACTAATTGAAAATTGTTATAGTTTGTTGTTTTATTTGCCATTTCTCCCCCTTAAATGTTCTAGATGTCTAGACACACTTGCTTTTGACGTTACTTTGTTTTTAGTGTTCTCAATTTTAAAGTTGCAATTAACTTCAAAATTCTTTTTTGCCTTTCGTTCTATAAAAGAAGCTTCCTCAACAGTTTCATAAATACCTATGAGTCTCTGCACTTCTATTTCAGTTGTCTCTCCTTGCTTATTAGTCCTATCGTAAGTCCAATGAGCTATTAATGCCTTATTCATGTGTTCTCCTTAGTATGTGAAAGGGATATGTCGTACCAAAATTTATCACCACAATCATCATCGAATATTTTTATTCCCTCAAGTTTAATATTACTATGTTCTTCTATGTATTCCAAGTCTTCTTGTTTTATCTTTTCCCAGTATTTATATCTTAAGTGTCTATTACCATCTAATCCATGTCTGAACTGTATTTTATTCTTTTTATATCCACGCATAACTAATAATAACAGAACTTTATATTCATCGTCACTTACTGGCTTTGTGTCGTTTAGCTTCTGGAAATTTAATTCCATCGTCATCTCCTTCTTGTTCTGGAAGTGTTAGTTGATACAATCCATAAAGAAATGCAACAACTAACACAACCAATGTTATTAGGTTTAAAGCGAACTCCTGAACCATATTCATGCTTGAGCATCTACGTTAAAAGATTCATCAAATTCACTCGTTATTCTTTTCCAGTCTATACCAGAAAACTCAGCAGCTAAAGTGATTTCCTCATGGTCACAATCCATTATAGAAGCTATGAATGCTTGAGCGCTCGTAAATATTTCACGAATCTTCTCAGAACTTTCTTTATCTATAGTACCAGACTGCTCAAGATGAGCTGACATACCAGCTACTAAAGCCATTAAATCAAATAATCTAGCAAGTATGATTATTCTTTCAAACTTGTCTACTCCATTCACATCTCTGCCTTGATTATCTTCAAAGATGTTATTACGAACTTCATTACTGAATTTCATTCTATTACTCCTTTTTATTCTATTTATTGTCAGTTTTTCTAAATATTGGATTTCCTTCCATGTCAACTCTTTTTCCATTTCCATCTACATCATGCCAATGCCCTTTATCATCTTGGACTATCCATCCCTTTTTTGTGATTCTCGTATCATTAATCTCCTCTTCAACTGCTTTAACTCCATACCAGCTAACAGCAATAGTATAATCTACTGTCCTAATGCCATCTGATTCTTCATCTTTCCAATCTTTCCACATTTGTACCGCTCGTCCATGAGAGTTTGTAGGAAAGGGAGGTATGTGTCCTTGCACTGCACCACCATGTTTAATCAATATAAATAT